TAGTGGGGTTGACGGATTCTTTCACTATACCTATTGGTCCCTATAGTTAGTATCTCTAGACGAATAGACATTGATTTATCAATAAACATTTATATAAAAAATAACATCATGATAAATACATGTAGTATCAACAAACGGGAGAGAGAATATGTATGTAGTATCAGGATGCCCACGTAGTGGGACAAGTCTTATGATGGACCTTATGCGCGTAGCATATGGTGAAGATCGTATCGTGGGTAAGAAATTCCCACAAGAAGAACATATTGAAAACGCGCAAAAGAAACACGAAAATGAAACGGATCTCCAATATGAGATGCGTATGTATACATTTAATCGTATGTCTGAAAAGCGTGATCTAGATAAAGCACTAAATCATTCTAAAGATATGAATCCTAATGGTTTCTGGGAAATGCTATATACTGTTCAGGGATGTCATTATCGTTTCTTTGATTTAGATCGTCTAGATAAATTAAAAGAAGAAAAGACTAAATCATTCTGTAAGATCGTATCTCAAGGTTTAGTTCAATCCGATCCCCAATATATCGACAAAGTTATTTTTATGATCAGGCATCCAAGATCGGTTGCTAAATCACAAGAAAAACTCGTTAGACCCTCCCCATTGGGCGATTTAAGCAAAATGAAGATCGATGGAGAGCAAATAAAAATTCACACTCCAGAGATGTTTATTAATGTGACCTCCACAGTATCCCATTGGTTATTAAGATTCAACACAGTGCCCGTACACTATGTTATTTACGATGATTTACTAGAGAACCCAGAGAAGGTTTTGTCGGGGATTAGTGACTTCTTGGGTGAAGATGGGAATAACAAAGATGCAGCAAAGCAAATCAATAAGAAATTGCGTCGAAGTTATCCAGAAGAAGTAGAAAATGACCTCTGGGGTGATGCTGAGTTTATTTACAAACAATTTGTTAAAAAAGACTATAAGTCTATTGTAGACTTCAGTAAGAGACAAGACACAGCAACGTTCAATAATAATCTTAATTTCTTCTGCTTTCGCAGTGGGAACGGTGTGCGGCCGCAATTCTGCAAGATGTGTCGCAAAAATGAACCTAAAATTATCCAGAAGCAGAGAAATCAGGCAGAAAGTAAGAAAATCAAGTGGGAAGATGAACCATGCATGTATGAGTGTGCTTATATACATGGTTATAAAAAATTGTCAGTAAATGAAAGCATTGATAATAATTTCTGGAAAGATGGCATCGAACCGATAAATATAGCAGAAGAAGTGGTTGTAGAACAAGGAGAGAAGACCATGGCAGAAGATACTGTATTTAGACAATCTGAAATTAAGATTGTGTTGGATAATCTAGACATCTTCAAGTACGAATATCCAGATGTTCGGAAGAGGGATTGGGATAATTTCGTTGCGAAGAAGGGTGGATGTTCTTGCACCAAAAAGATTATCGATGGATTCAAGAGAGACATCGATAAAACCAATAGCATATTCTCAAAATTAATGGGTAAAGAAGTGTCTATGTATTTCGCTGGACCTATTCAAGATCCTGTTGTAAAAGAATTTGATTCAATCCAAGACGTAGAAGCGTTTCTTAAGAAACTCAAGAATCAAGGTAAACAAATTAAGAGCGCTACACCGGCACCTAACGGAAAGGGTGGATATATCCTAGTCGTACTATAATGGCAGATAAACAAGGACACTTTCCTAGTGAGTTAAAATTATCCAGTGCATTCGGCGCACAGAGTTTTAGAGACTCTGATGGTCGGTGTTGGAAATTGGCAGGGTTTGATGGTGATGTAGGAAACATAACAGTCCTTCCTATAGGGTTTGAAATCGAAAAAACGTTTCCTTGCTGTGATATGTGTTTGAATGATACGCTAGATGATCTCACAGACTTGGGTCTATCGTCTGTAGATCTACCCTCGGATTCTTCATCTTCATCTTCATCTTCAAGTAGTGCTCTTAAATCTAGTGCTAGTAGTGATAGTAGCGCAAGCAGTGCTTCAAGTTTGAGTAGTGAATCTAGCAGCATAAGTAGTTTAAGTAGTTTAAGTAGTTCTAGTCAATCTAGCATATCATCCACGTCTAGTAATAGTAGTTCTACAAGTAGTGTATCAAGTATTAGTAGCACATCAAGCGAGTCAAGTGTATCCATCATCTCAAGTACTAGTTCGCAATCATCAGAGTCTAGTGATTCTAGTCAATCCAGCATCTCAAGTACTAGTTCACAATCATCATTAAGTTCAAAAAGCAGTTCAAGTGAATCAAGTCCAAGTAGTCAATCATCAGAGTCTAGTGATTCTAGTCAATCTAGTATCTCAAGTACTAGTTCACAATCATCATTAAGTTCGGAAAGTAGTTCAAGTCAATCATCAGAGTCTAGTGATTCTAGTCTGAGTATCTCATCTAGTCATAGTAGTGTATCATCTTTATCAAGTCAATCATCTGCCTCTAGTGCGTCGAGTGTTAATAGTTCGTCTTCTAGTTCTGGGGATGAAGGTATTGGTGTAAGTAGTTGTATTGATCTTGGATATATTCGCGGCGATAATATTGCAGTTCCAGATGACACATACATCAACAACCCACCACTTATCGCAAGTGAGTGTTATTCATATTGCGAAAGTATAGGTAAAATTTATCCCAAACGTTACGAATACTCAACCAACCCATGTCCTCCAGCAGGGGATGGTGATTGCCTCAATTGCTGCTGTGAAGATGTTGTAAGTTCTGATAGTTCCAATAGTTCTATCAGTAGTGGGTCAAGTGATTCTAGTGCAAGTTCTGCATCTGGTGGAGATATATGTACTGGTCTATATCCCGCTCGGGCAGCAATATCTTATTTCACATGCCCAGGTGGTGCACCATACGCACAGACATCATTCTCAACATGTGTAACGTATAATCAATGTCTTAGTATAATCAATAATGGTAGTCAATTCTGTAATGCTTCAAGACCTGGTGTTTTATATCTTCGTAAGTGTGATTTGGGCGGGAGGTGTGTGGTGCCAACATGGGCAACATCTTTTTGTACGGGGACGACCTTTCCTATATTTACACCAACTTTAGGACCGTGTTGTGGTGAACAAAATATTTCATCATCATCGTCAGAATCATCAAGTTCATCATCGTCAGAATCATCAAGTTCATCTTCAAGTTCGTCTTCAAGTTCGTCTTCAAGTTCATCATCGAGTTCTAGTACGAATTTCCCTGGTGGTGGTGGACCTGTAGATTGTGATGATCCGATGTTATCAGTTACTTTGATGTGGCCGAGTGATGAAACAATTGATACATCTACAAGAGATTTTCTTGGTGTTACTTGGAACAATGGTGAGACTAAATTAATCTGCCCAAAAACATATGATTGTGTATCATCAATATCTAACAATTTGGAGTCTTGGGCGTTCGCATATGGCACTAAGAGTCGTATTCAATTATCTGCGCAATACTTAGGTGGAGGCACACAGTCAAATGAATTTGTAAAAATCGCTAGACAAACTACAGGTGGTGAGGATGGACTTGCTTATGCTCTTAATTCGCAAGGAACTGTTTTAGATAGTTTACTCTATGCTAATTCACTAGATCCTTTGGCTGCAGAACTCCAGCGGGGTGGTCCGCTTTCGACAAACGCACTATCAGGATCTGCCACATTTAATGACGGTGTAGTTGTTATATGGGAACCTTATAGTGGAGATGATCAAGAATTTGGAGAATGTTATCCAAATGAATGACTAGTGGTGGTGAATTCAATGGAGCAGTGATATTCAATCGATCATATACTGCGCTTCCATATGGACATGGTGCTATATCGGTACAAAAACAAGTTTATACAACAGGATACACATATTCTAGGACGGGAACTTCCCTGAATGTATCTTCATGGGATCCTTTTGCTAGTGAAATACAACCAGGTGCCAATATTGGTTCAAATTCTTTGACAGGATTTGTAACCCTCTCAGATGGGGTCACTATTAGTTGGGAACCATATGCATCAGATTCAAATCCGTTCCCTAACGCCTAAGTATAATTTCATACATCTTTACATTTAACTACAGATTATCTCTATCTTTAGTCTAAATACATGAGAGAGGTTAGATATGTTTAAGAAAACACTACTACTTATATGTATTGCATTTACAATTTCAATGGGTTGTATTAAGACCAATAATCCTGGTCGTATTCCTACTGGAAACGAAGGCAACGCTTCACAAACAGATACAATACGTAATCGAATCATTGGGGATATTGAGGGTGAGATTGAACTACCCGAAGACCTCCTTCTTGACACTGCTGGAAAACCTTATCCTCCTTACAGAATTCGTATTGATGGTGTAGACACAGAAGTCCCAGTTGGATCCAAGGGTAAGTTTAAACTATCAGCATCTGGTAAGACTTCTACAGATTCATTTACTTCGATGACTTCGACTTGGAAACTAAACTTAGCACCTGTCCAGTTATTTGTCTTTGGTGGGATTATGGTAGCAGTAGGTGTTGTACTAATGTTCTTCGGTATGTGGTGGTTAGGTATGGGTGTATCCGCAGGTGGTGCGTCTCTTATCGCCTGTGGTATTATGATCAACCAATATCCATGGGTAGTTTTAATCGTTATTGGTGTTGGATTGGTTGCTGCTGCATACTACATATATGTGGAGAACAAAAAGAAAAATCTCTTGGGAGAGAATAAGAATACGAATTTTGTTTTGGAAGAGTTGACTGAGATTCTTTCAGACATGCCAACTGAGCTGCTTGATAAATATGTTAAGCAACCTCTTCGTGAGCATGATAAGAGCGCATTAATCAAAGATGTTACGCGCAAAGCAAGATTCAATAAGTAAAAATATTCTGATAAATCTTAGCACCCTGCTATGGTCGTTTTTCTCTCCCGACGATTGTGGTGGGGTGTTTTTATTTGGAGTATATTATGGGCAGACCTCGTAACGAAGATAAGAAAAAAGTGGATGATGGTATCAAAGATGCCAAGAAGTTGATGGAAGATGCGCAAGCACAGAATGGATGTAGTATCATTGATGTCTTGGGTGTTCTTGGCGATGGATATGTTCCATCGACTATTGAACAAGATGAACCAGTACACATACCTATCAACGCACTCAAACAAATCCAAGAAAAACTTGGCGAGAAAGTCAAGCGTGTAGACGATGTTGGAAACATCACGTTTGAACCTCTTCACAATGAAGAAGAGAAGGCAAAGATGATCTTTGCTTTACTCGCTGAGCGAGGCATCAATCTACTAGACCATCTAGAGAATTGTCTCGCCCAAGCAGGTTACCACGATAAAGTTGTTACATCTATTAACGACACTATGGGTAAGGTTGCTGAGATGCTTCGCGATATTGGAGAGATTCAATATAGAAAAGCAAAACTCGATAACGAGAGAACTCATCTTGAAATTCAGAAATACAAAGCAGACCTCAAGAAACGTGAGATTGATATCAAAGAAAAGATCGCAGAGACTGGTCCGTCCAATACTAATGTCATTGCTGTTGGTAGTGCTAATGATATATTGGAAATCATCAATGGTAGCAAAGGTATTGAAAATATCCAAGAGGCACACGTAATAGGAGATGACGATGGCGAAGAAACAGAATAGTCTCATTCCCGATCCTGGTAGACAAATTGAGTTTACTAGAGATATGCTTGATGAAATGTATAAGTGTAAGACGGATGTTAAATACTTTTGTGATAATTACTGCTATGTCGTTCATCCAACACATGGTAAGATCAAAGCAAGTCTATATAATTTCCAAAATAGAATCATTGATACTGTTATTAACAATAGGCAGTCGATTATCCTCGCCCCAAGACAGTGCGGAAAAACGACTGCAATTGCTCTTATTATCCTTCACTACGCAATGTTTACACCATACAAATGCTGTGCTATTCTCGCTAACAAAGATTCCAAATCAATGAGTATTTTGAGCGACGTTAAGACGGCGTTTGAGCACTTACCAGATTGGATGAAATTGGGTGTGACGGAATACAATGCCCACACAATCAAATTTGAGAACGGTTCTAAAATATTCTCTGCTGCGACATCTAAAGATGCTATCGCTGGTGAATCTGTTTCGTTCCTGTATATTGATGAATGTGCTCTTATTGCAGAGAACTTGGCACGTGAGTTCTATAGAGCAAACTATCCTACAATTTCTAAGGGTGAGAAACTTGTTGTGACTTCTACGGCAAGAGGTGTTGGGAACCTATTCCATTCATTATGGAAGGGTGCTATAGATAAAACAAACACCTATGTACCATGTAGGGTAGACTATTGGGAAGTTCCTGAATATAGTACACCTGAGTGGAAAGAAGCAATGATCTCCGATATCGGTCTCATCGCTTTCAACTCAGAGTATGGTAATAACTTCATTGGATCACAAACAACAATCATTGGCGCTGATGCATTGAAAGAGATGGTCGCAAAACCAATCCTCCAAGAGGTTTCTATTCATAATGGATTCTATCGTGTCTATAGAGAATATAATCCGCTGAAAACATACATTGCGTCTGTTGATGTTGCAACTGGGAGTGGTAATGACTATTCGGTTTTAAACCTGTTTGAGATGGACTGGCGGGAACCTAACCTGGATGATCATAAAATTTACGAACGGAAGGCAGAAGACGTGCCAGATGCCATTATTACAGATTTATGGCAAGCAGCAATATTTAGATCAAACTTAATCAATATTCCAAACTTTGTAGATTATACGTTTGAGGTTCTACCTACTTGGGGTGAACCACATCTGATCTTAGAGAACAATGGTATTGGACAATCGTTTGCCGATAAGATGACTCAAGAATATTATTGGGAGAATACGTACTATCATCCGGATGCATCTGGTGGGTCAATCGCAGCGGGTGTCAACTCAAACAGAAGTACTAAGAACAAGATGGTGAATGCTATCAAAGATTATGCAGAAACGTTTAGATTACATTTGAGTGATCAAACTACCATTAATGAATGCTTAACCTATGTAGAAAAAAAGTCCTCTGCTGGCAATTGCCGCTGGCAAGCAGAGGATGGATCTAACGATGACTGTGTTGTTTCGGTTGGTTGGGTATGTTTTCTTGCTGATACTGTCTACATGCAAGACATTTTAACCTTTAACGTTTAACTTCTTCATAACGATAGTAAATTTCCAACATTAGCGCTCCGAGGGCAGTTTGACCGACTCTTCCCCACGATGGTCCGTATTTGTCTGTGTCAGGATTCCATGAACCTTTATTCTCTTCATATGTCCCTACGTTCACTTGTGTGGATAGTAGGGATTCTTTCATTTTAGGGTTAAAAGTTTTCCAATATGGTGATTTTACACCCATTTGAAAGAACCCAAGTGCTTCGTAGTACCAGAGATAAAAATCAAACTTGTCTGGTTCTGGGAGGTATTTAAGTGTCGTCTTGGCACATCCGACAACTTGCTTATCATTCTTCGGTTGACCCAGAAATTGGAGACAGGTGAGGGCAACTGCAGACATTCTATTCGACCCACCACCCTGCTTAATTGCGTCACCAGTGGACGAATAAGAAGTCCTACCGGACGTTTCGGTTGTTGCCTTGCGAATGTACTCCAACGCCTTATAATTAGTCTCAGGAGGCATTTTTAGACCAACTGTCTTGGCAGACTTCATTGCCATGATCCACCATCCAGAGACTGATGTGTCGCTTCTTTTTGACTTTGGACTGTAATCCCAAGCACCAGTGGTGTTTTGTGAACTTACGACCCAATTTGTGCACATTTGGGCAATTTCACGCATTTTTCGGTCATTACTCATACCATACGACTCAACTAGTGCCATGGTGGTTAGAGCAGAGACATAGCGGTGTGGACCAATGTGACCACCCTTTTGTTGAGAAACCAACCATTCAGTCGCTTTTTTCACATTAGATCGATATTTGCCGAATCTAGACGAATTTCCGTCGCCAAGGAATGCAAGGAGCGCAAGAGACGTTACGACGCAATCATCACCACCATGATTACCACCACCATATTTTTTACAGTCCCAACGCCCATCGTACTCCTGATGTGCTGCTAACCACCTTAGGGCACTAGTGACACTATTTTGAGTATCTTTACCTCCACCACCCTGGCGAGTACGACCAGACTTCCCACCACCAGTGCGAGTCCCAAAGCGACCACCACCACCATTACCCCCAGTCGCCCCGACTCCCATAAGAGCAGGCACTCCAACGAACTCAGAATCAACGTCAGAGATGTTATTGGGGTCACCAAGTGCAGACTTGTCATCCATATCATCTACAGTTTCAAATGTGTCGGATATCTCTATGTCTGTTGTGTTTATAACAACCTCATCGGTTGTGATGGTTGGGTCTACTTCTTGGATAGGGTTGACTATCTTTTCAATTTCTGGTTCATCCTCAACCTTTTCTTCGATAATTTGCTCTACAATGTCTGTTACGATAACAATACGACGTTCTTGTGGTTGTCTTGATGGCACTGGTAATAGTAATAAGAGTAGGAATAATATTGAGTGAACTCCTACAGAACCAACATACCACGAAGTTGCATTCCATTGTGCAGATAACGCAGCAGTAAGCGTAACCTCTTCCATTTCCTCTTGATCACCACAATCGTACTCGTCCATAAAATTTCCTTCCAAAATAGGCGTTTAACTATACTAATGTCTAAAATGTTCGAGGGTTCAGACTTTTTGTACATTCCTTGATTATTTTCTTAAATTCGCCAGATTCTATGCGATAATTGGAATGTGCATTCCTAAAAAACTTTTTATGCCACCAAATTTTATAATCTGTTGGTTTGTGTATAAAGTTTGGAGATGTCTTGTCGCATGATTCTTCATGTTCAATATCTAATTCTTTCCATTGTTTTTGAAAACTACATGTACACATATTTTCAATGTATTCGCCACCACCCTTATAAGGTATACGATATTTCTGACAGAGTTGTCTTTCCATATTCATCCGCTCTGTTTTAAGAATTAGTGAAGTGTGATATTTGGGATGCGATTTAAATGCGTCCTGGATCTCTTGCCAGTTAGTGTGGAAGCATTCTATTGAATGTGTGTGTGATTTAGAGAATTCTTTGTAAGATTCACCATAGACGCATCCACATTGCCCAAAGACATGCATCTTCATTTTGAATAGATCATTCTCAAAATTAACGCCTGCTAGGACATTACCTTGCTGCGCCCCCGTAATCTTACGTACAAGCGTTTCCAGGATTTCTTCCCATCCTGCGTTCCGTTCAATAACAAATTCTTCATTCAATACCCTAGATACAACCATATTCTCTCCTTATTATCGGACGTAAAAAATAATGAATTATCTATTGACTATACGTATTTAGATGGTATAATATACATAAGATTAACAATTTACCTACTGAAAGGTCTATTAATGCACAGAACTATTGAGAATTGGATGGAAATGTATCAGGAACACTATTCTAGCGCTACAGAACTCGCTGATGCCGCCATGGACGCTCTCAAAATTATTCAACCAACTCAGGACGTATATAGCGAAATTGTTAACATTGCGCTCATTTTTAAGGATAATGTCGATGGATAACTACAGAAGCATGATTGAGAATAACAAATTGATTATAACCAGACACAAGAATCCATATTCTGGTAATATTGAATATTGTGTCGGACGCATGTATGCAGACGGGTCGCTTGATCCAATATCGTATGGTGAAACTATTGACGCAGCATTATCTGCTGCAAGTGCATTGATTGAGGATAAATAATGAACTGGAACGCATACTTTATCAACATGTTGTGTGTTATTAGTGGAAAATCAAAGGATCGTGCGACTAAAGTTGGAGCAGTCATCGTTGGTAAACATCATAACATCCTCTCGACCGGATATAATGGGTTTCCGAGAGGTGTTTATGAATCACTATCAGACATTAATGGTACATCTCACCGACATGTTAAGAAAAATATGATAAAAGAAATAAACAAAAGACATTCTCGCCCTGATAAATATATGTGGACTGAGCATGCGGAGCGGAATGCAATATATAATGCGGCACGACACGGAGTTGCATTGGATGAGTCTCGCATATTTGTCGATTGGATCCCGTGTGCAAGATGTACAAGAGCAATCATCCAATCTGGTATCATAGAAGTTATTATCGATGCTAGAGATCAAGAAGAGAAAGAAAGATATTGGAACGAACGTTGGTATGATGATATGGTTATTTCTCAAAAAATGATGATGGAGGCAAAAGTGAATTTATTATACTATAAGGAATAGGACATGGCACAAGGTGCAGGATATTGGTATAACCCAGATAATAATGTCGGCGTTGAGATCAATCGACATGAGCATGACATTAAGATACCAAAGATACAAGAAGCATTAGATCTACATTGGGCAGCACAAGAAGCGCTCGAAGATCTTCCAGTGAATGCTAAGAATGAAGAAGAGATAAAAAGACTTGCTGTTGAATCTGGGCAAGTCCGAATTCGCGATTGGCAAAACTTCGTAACGATTCAACTATCAGCACGAAAGAGAAAACTTCAGGAAGCACTTGGTGCTATCGCTGACCTTATCCAAGCATTCAAGGATAAGGGTAAAACATTTAACAAACTCACTCCAGATACTAAGAGTCTTGCAAAACTACTTGCCACATCATGGACTCTTAAAGTTGATAACCTCGCAACTAAGTCGAGTCAGTCAATTGATCCCGATGAATATCTAAAGAGTTACGCTGATGAGGGATTCCTAGAGGATGAGAATTGGGATGGTTCCAATCGCCCAATCTATGATATATCATTCAATGACGAATTAACAATCAAAGTTCAAGATAAACTCAGAAAACATGGGTATTATAAAGATGTAGATATTCAAAATCTGTTTGAAGATACATCTGTCAATTATTCAATTGAGAAGAATAAACGTGCGCTCAACGAAGAAAAGTTGTCACGTGTTTGGCAGATGGCAAATCAAAAAGGATTTGTTTGGGGAATCATTACTGGATATCGTGGAGAGAATGACGAGAAGACGAACGAGGCAATCAATAGGAAACTAAAAAGAGATATTAGAAAACAAGGTTACGGATTCTGGGAACTGGACGGACGTTGGGTTGAAACAGATGAAGGTGGTAACAAACAAGACATAGGTGAGAGATCTCTCTTTGTTGCTGCACCCAAGGGTACTGATGGAAATGATTTCTTGAGATTCATGATAGATATGACTCAGAAGTATGATCAAGATGCATCTGTGTATAAGAATGATCCAGAACCAGAATCTCCAGTAATGCTTTATCAATATAAGAATGAAAAGGACGGGGATCGAGTTGTTGATGAAGATCATTTTCCTATAGGTAAGTTCAATGCTAATAAGATTGCTGATAACTACTCGAAGATATTAGGCAATGGTCGAACGTTTGTTTTTGAGTCAGTATCTGATTCTTTTCTTATTAAAGACTTTTTAGACGTAAATGGAAAGTTGATTGCCACAATGACAGAAGATGAGATAAGAGGTAGTATTGGATCAATGAGAGGAAAGCATTGTGCTACATGGGCGGGTGCTGTATCTAGAGACACTAAGGTGAGAGGTTTAGAGGATGCACTCAAGAGTTTAGAGGAAAGTAGATAATGGCACAGATTGCATGTCTTAATTGTTATCGTAAACATGTTGCAACTGCAATGGTGTTTGAGGACGAAGCAAACATTGGATTTGCTTATCCTATCCACAAGTGGTTTGCAATTGGAGAATTAAACGCTGCAGCAAAAGAGATATCATGCGAATATCCAATTCTCGCACAGATGACTAGAGAAGCATCTAAGGCATATGAATTAGACTGTGTACCTGTCCCAACAGAGCAACTTATACAGATTGCAAATGATTTAGAAAAAGATGTAGAAAATGAAGAAACGCCTCAAAAAGATGTGTCTGAGACCCTAAATAATATTGAGGATGGGGAATAAATCAATAGATGCTATCTTCATAGGATTTAAAACGCACAATAAAAGATTCCCTCTCCGAAACTATTTTCTTGATCCCCGATGATTATCGTCGGGGATATTTTTTTATGATAATAAATATAGTGGGAAATGTTAACGGAGTCTACACTATGGCAATGCGTAAACCTAATGATGAATACTATTACTATAATTCAGTTAGACAGCAAGTGATTGTGTTCATGTCGTTATTCAAAGGTATGAAGGTTGTTGATGAGGAGTTGGATTGCGAAGACACCATGCGCGATCAATACGAAACACCTATTGATATTATATATACACCACAAGAACGCAAGAAGTTGGAAGAAGAATACGAGAAACTTAATCCTGACTCACAATATGACATGAAGGTTCCTATCTTTGGTGTATCTATTAATTCTATTGTGTATGATTCGACAAGAGCGCTGAATTTCTATCGCAGACGCCGCATTAAGCAAAACTCAAAGCAATATAATGATAGAATGCCCATCCCATACAATATTGGCATGACATTGTCTATTGTCGCCAAATATGAATCACATATCCATCAAATCTCAGAAAATATCGTTCCATTCATCACACCTTACGTTGTTGTTAAAATTAAAGAGAACGTATGTACATTAAATGAAGTCCCTCGGGAATTGAAGATTGACTTCGATGGAAACATCAACAAGGACATTCCACTTGAATGGTTAGATACAGACCGTAGAACCGTGCGTGGTGAGTTGAATTTCGTTATTAGAGGATGGATATACAAACCTCTAACCGATCAACCTGGTCCCATTTTACATATCCCTATTCGATTCTTCAAGTCTGCCGATTTTGATCTTGATAAGGGGTTGTTGGGATCTACCGAGGTGAGTGGACCGAATTGGGAAGGTTAATATATAGTTTTCTAAAAAATATTAATGATTTCTTATGAGTTCACCATAAATATGATTAGAATATAGATGTAGAGTGTAAACTCATTTCTTTACAGAAAGAGGAAAAGGACATGGTGACTATTAGAAGTGGTCTTTCCCCTGCGGTTAGAGTTCAAGAGATCGACATCTCTGATCACGTTAGCAATCAAGTCAATACCGTTGCGGTGTTGATTGGTAATGCAGATCGTGGTCCAGCGAGTAAAATCGATATCGTGAACACCGAGCGGGAGTTCGTAGAAACTTACGGTGAACCAAGCGAAGATACTTTAAAAACATTCTTCGCGGCAAGTGGATACTTTACCAGAGGCGCACAACTTCTCTTCACAAGAGTTGTTGATCGTCCTACTGCTATTGTATCTGCCATTGGTTTCGATTGTAACTCGGATAGTGAACCTGATGGTTCTCTTCCGCTTATCGCAAACCTAGACCCTTACATTTACAATAACGATGTAAGTGAGTACATTGAGGCAACGGATCAAACCTTTGCTACACAAGCGGATGTTGAGGAATATTACAATTCTGAATACAAGTGTGTTCAGGCGTTCCACACTCGTCATACTCTTAATCGTGCGTTTCCACGTGAACGTAATGTTGAGTATGAGTTGGGTGATCTTATCCATGATGGTTGGTACGAGAGTACTGCGCTAGGACAAGTAGAACATTTCTCAGACGAAACTGCCGCTGGCGTACCTAGTGGTGATTATCCAAATGGTTATGTTTATCGTTGTACCGTTGCTGGACTTACTAGTCAGGCATGGAACACATCTGCAGAACGTGCAGACAAGGGTAGTGTTAGTGATGACGTTGTTGCATGGGATGTAGACGTTGGTGATACTACCACAGATGGTGAAGTTGTTTGGGAAAGAGTTGCTTGGGTTGAGAATACATGGGTTGGTGGCATCCGCTTCAAGCACGGTACAACTTCTGATCCAGAATATTATGATCCAGATGATACAGATACTTTTGATTTCAACGTTGAAATTAACAGTGAAGCAAAGGCAGAAGATCTTGTTATTTCTGCTGTAGGTCCAGGTGCTGATTATAATGACTACTACATCTTCTTGCTTGGTTATGCTGATGCAGAGAAGTTGAAGAAGTTCCCTTATAGTTTAAGTATTCCTCGCGAAACTCTTAAGTCGGATTCGTTCGTACCAGAAGAGTTTGCCAACTGGGGTACTGCTGCTGCACCAAGTGTCAAGCGTTTGCTTTCTAAAGTTACATATCAAGAACTTGTCAACGAATTTGACTTCTTGGGTCAGATTCCGAACAACCTTCCAGCAAGTGAGAAGGAATTTGGTATCTTCGTTCTAAGTCGCGATACTGTATCTAACTCTTGGGGTGAAGTTGAATATCACAGAGTTTCAACAGATAAGAACGCATTCGATGGTAATGGTAATAAGATGTTTGTTGAGGACGTTGTTAATAACAATTCTTCATTGATCCGTACTAAGTTCTCGGATCTCGCTCTTGAATGTGTTATGACAACCACTCTTCCTATTGCATTGCGTGGTGGATACTCTGGTGAACTTCAAAACTTCTATGAGACTGTAGAACGTGAGGGTCAATCCGTAACACTCGTTGGTGAGTACTTGACTGCTCTAGATCTTTATCGTGAGTCTGATGTAGATGTAGATGTTCTCATTGAAGGTGATCTTCCGCTTATTGCTAAGAAGAACCTTGCTGCTCTTGCTGAAGATCTTAATGGTGAAGCAATTGCTGTTTTGGATGTTCCGTCTGAGCATAAGATTGTAGATCAGATTGTTGGATGGACTCAAGAGAATCTTCTTTTGGGTGGCGAGACTGGTAGTTATGCTGCGCTTTATCATAACCGTCTCAAGATCTACGATAAGTATAATGGTGTATATCGTTGGGTGTCTCCTTCTGGTACCGTTGCTGGCGTCTACGCTGATGTGGATAAGAATTTCTATCCTTGGTATGCTCCTGCTGGTAGCAGACGTGGTGTTCTCTCTGAGGTCTTAGATCTTCGCGAAACCTTCCGTCTGCCACAGCGCGATGCCCTTTACGCTAACAGAGTCAATCCAATTGCTGTTATTAGGAGTGCTATCACCATTTACGGGCAGAAGACTTTGCTAGACCGTGAGAGTTATCTCAACAGAGTCAATGTTCGTAGACTTCTTGCATTCCTTAAGAGAAGATGTCGTAGACTCGCAGAGCAATTCGTCTTCGAGTTCAATGATGAATTCACCCGTTCGGAACTAACTGGTATCTTCAATGAGTTCCTACAATGGGTTCAAAACAATAGAGGTTTGCAGGAGTTCTTGGTAGTTTGTGACGAGACTAACAATACTCCAATTGTTCTTGACAACAATGAACTTTACGTAGACATCTACGTGAAACCAACTCCTGTTGCTGAGTTTGTCTATCTGCGATTCTTTATCACAAGATCAGGTGTGAATCTACAAGAACTTGCTACTAGAATAGTTCCAGGCGTTTCAAACACAGTCCCATCGACTGGTGCCTAATTTTAGATAAAGGAAAAGGATAGCAATATGTATAGTCTAAATAATCTTAGAGAAAAAATTAATGATATTGCTAGACCATATCACTTCCGTTGTTTCTTTGAAGGTGGTTGCTTCGGACAACTGGGCGACCCGCAGCGAGTGGTAGCGTCTATGAGAACATCGGCACTTCCAGGTCTAACTGTTAATGAAGTTCCAATCTCTTATTTCGGTATGACATATAAACTAGGTGGTACTCCTACCTATGAACCTCTAACTGCTCAGTTCATTATTGATGCAGATTATGAGATATTGTCATCTTGGAAGAAGGTTCTCGATCAAGTATATCGTTATGACGAAGGTTCTGGTCCAGTCTGGGGCGCACCGACCGTCTACATGGGTTCAATGACTTTATTCCAACTTAACACTCAGAGAGCACCTGCATCTGTTTATAAGTTGAGTCTTTCGTTCCTATCTGCGATCTCTGCGATCCAATATGGTCATGAGACAAAGGATACTCCTTTGACTTTTGATGCGACTATCACTTACAGTTACCATAATAAAGTGTAGTCACAACCATTCAATAAGAATTCTGAGAAACCCCTAAGAAATTAGGGGTTTTTCTTTAATATATTACCAGAGCGACCCTAAATACCTTTAGATATTAGGATTTATTATAAGCACCTCTATGTATTTTTATAGGGGTATTTCACACCTAATCCTTTCCTACCATATAATTCTGTAAAACACATCCATACCACTAAATAGAATAGGTAAGCATTACTATAACATAAGGGAGAAAACCATGGAAGAGAATCAAGGGTTCATTGACCAGAACAAATTCATTGCACCAAACATACCAGGAACTGGCGCACCAGCAGCATTCCAACAAAACACATCAGAGATCAATATAGATCATTTGAATGCAATGATAAACAATCCAAATGAACATGCCGATGTGGTTGCAAATGCCAAAGCATTGAAGGAAAGACTCTTTCCAGATGTCAACATTGACACAAACGAGGAAGAGGTGATGGAAGAACCTAAACCTAAATCTAAACCTAGGAAGAAAAAGAAAACAACCAAGAAAGCAGTTAAGAAGGTTGTTGAGAATCTTCCAACAGTTGGCAAGATTAAGACATCAAGGAATGTTGATGGTGCAGAGTTTGACGATTTCTTGAATCACTTGAGTTCTGAGTTGTATACAGATGAAGTAACTCTTCTGGATGGAGAGACTGTTGTACAACTTAAGAGTATGACTGTTGAGGAATACAAGTTTTTAACAAAGCAGTTGGAGTTATTTGAGTCTCGAAATTCAATGCTAGATAAATCCTTGGATTCTTATGAGTATGATGTTCAGCAATTGGAGTTCGCTTTAACTTCATCATTGGATGTTATTCTTAAGCGCTGTATTACAAATCAATATCCAGTTGAAAACTTAACTCTATATGATTGGGTATATCTTCTAGTCTATCTTCGATTGATTTCTAGAGGTGAGGAAGCGAAGTTCAAAATAACTTCTAGAACTAAGGACAAGTCTACTCCAAAGGTAAGTTATATCGATATTAACATTAGTGAAATGTTGGATTGGATCAAAGACCGTAGAGAACAATTCATGAAAAATCCTATGAGTTATATTAATGTAGATGATACTCTTGGTCTTTATCTTATGATTCCAACGCGAGGCGATATGATTTATATTCAGAATTATTGTAAATCGGATCCAGAAGCATCTGCAAATATACTCACTCTTGCTATGTGTGTGAAAGCATATGTTAGAGACGGTGTCGCTAATATCATGTCTGCAGATCAACGGGTGAAACTTCTGAGTTGTCTGTCGTATGATCATCTTCAAGAGATTACTTCTGCCTATAAAGAGAATAGCGAAGTGTTCTTTGAAGTTGTTAACGACTACGTAAGAACATACAATAAAGATGCGGAGGGATTTAATCTGTCGGATTTTATACTATTCTTCTACGATTTTTAGGATCGGAAGACTATATGTCTGTGCTCTCTTCACAGTTTAGTCTTTTACTAACTACAAAATTAGGTATTGAAGAATCTAATAAACTCATGATGGATGAATTTGATCTTATAATTTGTCTCTACGAGCAGCATATACGAACACAAGAACAGGAACAAAATGCCTAGACCTAGCGAACTAACTTGGGGAACGTTCAATAACGAAATCCCAACAATGATTCCTATTAACAAAGATGGGGAACCTTCTCCATATGCCCCAGCGTTTGAACCTCAGGACATTGTTGAAGTTAAGTTGCAGGAATCTATTAGTCAGTATGTGGTATTTGGTACCATCAAGTTCACAGACCGTGGTAAGTTTAAGATGGGTGTCTTGCTTCGTGAGGGTTACGATTATATTCAAATGATTCTCAGATCTAACCGTGAAGACGGTGGCGCATACGGTGAAGGTACTGGTCGTACTCTCAAGTTCGAAATTCTCAATATGATTGGTTATGAAGAGGGGCATATTGTTGGATCTGCTTATGATCAATTCACAATAACAATTGCACAATTTCCCGCCTATAGAAATCTATTGACTTGGAAAGTGTCTAAGGGGTATGCAGATATACCAATCAGTGATGTTGTTAAAGATATATTCAAACTATTCCTTAACAAATCCCCAGACGATTATCAAATTGGTAAGTTGGAGAATGGAACGACTGTCGAGAATACTAAGGGGAAGTTAGACAGTTTTTGCATTCCGTTTTGGAGTCCACACAAGACTATTAATTATCTTAAGAAGTATGCTTTGGCGACGGGAGACGTTGGAGGATTCCATAGTTGGTTTGATCTTAAGAACCAATTTCATTTCAGGTCTATTGAACACATCATGTCAAATGGTGATGAACACGAACTAAACCTTCAGGATATTGTTGTTACAAGTATTGCTGATGCTCAGAAAGATACGCAGAAAGTCATTAACGATTACTATCCAGAATTTGGACATAAAGAGTACTATAAGATTGGATTATCTGGAGCGAGTGCTGAAAGATTCAATTGGTTCAAGAAGAAGCAGTATACGCTCAAAAATGGTTATCTAAAACGTCCCGTTCCTGAGATGAACAATCTATATGAAGAACCAAAGGACATCAATAATATGTTTGGTTATCACATGCCTACAGGTTATCGCGGTGAATTTGATACACCAACATGCAAAGCGCTTGTTTATAACCAACTACTAACTGCAGTCGCGGCACAAGTTCAAACACATGTTCTTATCAATGGTATCACAGGTGAGAAATTGATGAAGGCAGGTGACCATATCAAAGTATTGAATAAGGTTCGTGGGGTTAATGAAAACGTAGAGGAGTTGGAGGGGGAATGGTTTGTCAGAACAGTTTCCCACACATGGAATACCAAGGGTATACCTTATCGTCAAGTTCTAGCACTATCGCGTCAGGGTAACTTTAAGCACTAGGGAGTTTGTATGGGTGTTGAAAATGATCTATTTGGAGACGAAGTTGAACAACTACCTTTAAACTATAGAGGTGTTGTAGAGGATGTTGACGATCCTGAGAAAGCAGGTCGTATCCGCATTCGTGTGATGGGGATTCATAGTGATAATCCAAAATATGTAGAGACTAAACATTTACCATGGGCAATTCCAGCAACAGATTTGACTCAGGGTGGTGGATTGCGTAACATCGGATCGTATAAGATTCCTGATATTGGTAGTCACGTATTTGTATTCTTTGAAGCAGGTGATCATAACTTCCCAGTATATTTTGCTGGCGCACCCGCTATTGAAGATGTTCAAGACTACCAGGAGAAGGAAGGTAAGTTTAAGGATGATGAGTATCAATATGAAAAGAAGAGTCAGTATGATGATCAAACCAATTACGATGCTGAGAAGGATTCCTACGAGACAGTAAACGACGATAACATCCAGCATCCGGTTCAAGATTATGCTCCACAGACTCGTAAGAATACGTTTAGTGATGGTGGTTCGGAAATGATTCCTCCACCTAAGAAGGATGAGGATGATGCACAACCAATCTTCCCATCTGATTTCTTTCAGACGGATATTCGTATTGCGTTTGATGGTAAAGCAAATTTAGATGCTCCTGGATATAGTGGTATCCATACCATTACACCAAGTAGCACATTGAACAATCTACAAACAAAACAAGAGTTAGATTTATGGAATGAACGCAAGTGGGGTCATAACGATGACGATAAGCAACATCAACACGATTATGAGGGTGGAGCAGATTGGAAACCTGAATACCCTATGTGTAGTACCGAGAGAAACGCACAAGGTGAAATTATAGACCGTGACATACTTCGTGAGCGAAATACTTATATTCATCCTGCTAAATATTTTATAGAACTTATACAACTAGATAGCACAAGACAGAAAACAGATTTTCTTAATGAGAGATCTATTAAGAAGGTTTATGAGCGTCAACGTGGTAAGGGTAATAGTCCAGAGGGTGCGATTTCAGCGCCATTTAATCCACCAACGAATGTTATCGCTAATCTTGCTGCTCCGATTAAGGTTATACCAAAACCATATGTTGGTCGGAAGAATAACAATATCACATATGATGACATTGAAGGTTCAACTCGTGAACAAGTGCTTGGTAGATTTGAAGAAAGAAAACATAATCCAGGTCGTGAAAAAACAATTATTGAAGACTTTGTCTATCGATATTTTGCTAACAAGGTCAATGAAACATTCAATGTAGACAGAAACACCAGATTCTACACTGGTAACGACAGTATGGAAATTGAGCACGGGGATCGTAACTATCGTCAACATAGAGGTAGTCATAATCAACACCTTGATATTGGTAACTTTAACAGAACCAATAATAAGGGTTGGACCCACATGCATATTGATGATGGACACCACATGGTCGAACTAAATGGTTCACGTCCATTCGAGACTAGTGGATCACACGAATCCCCGAATAAGATGGATGGTAGTTTAGATTACCAAAACGCGCAGCACACAGAAGAAACTGTTGCTGATATGGGTGTTGCTGATGCTAAGTCTGAGATTGTATCTGGAATAGATTACTTTAACTTTATTGACTATAACGAAACGCAGCGCGGATCTCAGTTCTTTTTGCTTCACCCATCCAAAACAGGGGGTGATGCAAATCAAACGTTTAGACTACGTAAAGGTCAACAATTATTTCATTTAGTTGAAGGTAACCAAACATTTCAGTTAAATAAGGGTGATCAAGGTTTCCATCTTCGCGAAGGTAATCAATATTATCTACTTAATGAAGGTGATCAACGTTTCGAACTATGTGACGGTGATATGCAACGTTGGGTCAACGGTTTCCGATATACTTATTACTCTAAGTCGTGCGTTGAACAAACTGATGCACATTGGGAATTCCGCGCCGGTGAATGGGCAAGAATTGCATCACCAACCATTGTACTTGATGGAGACGTAAGAATTACAGGAGATTTGCAGATTGACGGTAATGTTAAGTGTGGTGTGATCGATAGTCCTGGTTCTGCTAACATGGTTGTGGCACAAGCAGCAATTGCCGGTGCACTACAACCACCTGTGGTTCCACCTGCAGGCACTGCAGCGGTTAGTGATCCATCGGATGGTAATGTATTAAGTACCAATTGTCCTGGATTTGGTTAAAAAGGAATAGAAAATGACCTCTAAAAAGGTTCCATACGCATTTCGTCGCGATATTCCATGGGATTTCTCGTTGGACGACACGGGCGATTTGAAGATGAAAGAAGATATAGATGCTGTTAACCAGTCAATCTATGCTATTCTTATGTCTAATTTCGGTGATAAGAATTTTGAACCGTATTTTGGATCGGATATGGAAAGTGTAGTATTTGAGCACGCTTTTCCTGCTCCAGTGCTCTCATATGAGATCGAAAGTCGCATTAAGAACTCAATTAAAGATATTGAGTCACAATTACTTATTAATTCCATCGATATTGATCTGAGTCAAATAAATAACTACAGAGTAACCGTCACCATAGCATACCTATTAGACGATGGATTAACCCAAGGAGTGTTCGATGAGACATTGTCCTTCGAGGATCTTAGTAGATAGGAAATAGAATGTCAGAGCAAAAACTTAATTTCAAAGATATCGACTACAGAGGTTTGAAAGAGGGACTCATTGAGTTTCTTCGATCTACTGAGACCTTCAAAGATGCAAACTTTGAGGGATCATTCCTTAGTCAAATGGTTAATATGTTTTCATACACCGGAGCGATCTTCGGTAACTATATTAACTCTATGACTAATGAGCAGTATATCAACACATGTAGTCTGTATGAAACTGGTAACATGTTGGGTAACCTTGTTGGTTATAAAGCACATGGATTCCAAGGTTCGCGGGTATCTATAACAGTTACACCAGATTTTGATGGTATGGGAATTGATGAAAATATCGATCCATACTTTGGTTGGACTGCTGTAATTCCTAAGAATGTTCGATTCTCTACACGTAAGTCAAATGATCGTAATAAGTCTTTGGTATTCACTAATACCACAGATAGTGTTATGACAATCAAAGATCCTGCTACGGATGATGGATCAGATCCAAATGTGGTATCTTTAGAGTTGGCGCAGGGTGTGCCACTATCTATTGAGTTTACAAGTGATGGTACAGAACTTCAGAGTTTTGAGATTCCGAATCCATTTGTTGATACTAAAAGTGTTGATGTCTATGTTCTTAATGATCAATCATCAGAAGAGAAGTGGGAGAGTGTTCTCACTTGGTTTTATGGTGGTCCTGAATCTAAGATTTATGTACCTTATATCAACCCTAAAGGTCTTTTAGAAATCATGTTTGCTGAAGGTAACTTCGGTGCAGTCCCTGCAGCGGGACGTAAGATCAGAGTTGAGTATCTTGCGACATTAGGATCGTCTGGGCAGATTGATGCGAATTCAATTGATGAACTTTCAGATTCAATCTATTTTGTAAATCCAGAAGATCCACTCGATACTATCCAAGGTCAATTCTCAATCACTCAATCGAATGCTAGTTCTGAAGGTATTAATACCGAGACTCTATCACGCATCAAGAAATTTGCTCCTCTATACTTCGGTATGCAGAATCGCTTAGTCAATAATTTCGATTACAAGTGGTTCGTACTAGGTGAGTATCCATTCGTTGTTGATGCTGCAGCATTCAATTATGAAGAAGCGGTTACTGCCGGTCTTCTACCGTCACCATGTCAAAATGTTATTACAAATCCAGTGTGGGCAGATTACGTCTTAACATCTATTGCTGGTTATGACGATCAAAAGAAGATTCCTACCGACTGGGATTACCGTGGATTCTACGAACTATATACTGTAGAGGAAGATGATGTTCTTCCAACACCAGATTTAGATGGCGCTGATGTTGTAGTTGGTAGTTTGCTTAACTTTGGTACAACATCAGGTCTTTATGTTGATACGTCGAGAGCATGTGATGATAATAGAGATTCCTTGCTCAACCAAACTGTTTCAATCCTAGGTAACACTGAATGCTGTACAGTAGTTCATTTCGAAGTTGAAGTTCTTAATCCTAATCAAGATCCATCAACAGGTCAATATCCTGCAGTAACTAAAGATAATCTAGATCTTTATATCAATGGACAAAAGTGTTTCACTCGATATGATTCATTCATATTCAACACAGAAGGTTATCTTGCAGAGACTTGTTGCTGTGATCGTCAAGGTGATGTCAAAGGTTGGTACGTTGTGAAGGGTGTCTTCCTTCTAGACGATACGGAACTTGATGCATCTAATGGTATTGCTGATATTCTAGCAACTGTGTTTGTTCAACCTAATTCACAACTTATTATTGGTGACGTTAGAGTGTATCCGGATAACTGTTTCAACTCTAATGATGTGTTTGTAGTACCGGTGCCTGAGAATGGTGGTTACTTGAACGTCGAGACTAAAGAACAGATCCTTGAGGATATGGATGTAATCAAGATGGTCACAGTACGTAACCACATTGTAGCACCAATTTATCAAACATTCGATGTTCGTGTTGTATTTAAGAAGGACGAAACAAGTATCATCTCTACAGAAGAAGTCACCAACTCAATCAGAACTGAGATTGTAAATGCATTCCTACCAAGTGAGAATGAATTGGGTGGCAGACTCAACACCGTAGACTTCAACAATATAATAAACGATGTACCTGGGGTCGACAGAGCAAGAGTAGTTTTGACACCACGTAGTCCTGAAGTTGCCGCACGTATTGATGAGTTGGGTGATTATCAACTTCTTGACTCAGAGTTCCCTATTTTAGGAAAAATCCAACTCTAATACCTGTTTCCAGAAGAAAGATTTGATATTAATAACACAAAAGAACAATTTAAATATTTTCTATTATTGGGATAAACTATGGTTCAATCATACAACTTCTATGAATTCTTAAAGGATGCCACAAATCAATCTTTGGTATTCCTGCAAGACAATCCACAGTACGACGATGTTCTTAGAGCATTGGCCGATATGTTTGATAAAATTTATCTTAGAGTACAAGAGATCAAAGTTACAAACACTTATGATATCGATGGTGATTCTAGTTTCCAAGATTATCTAAACACTAATGATGGTGCAGTAGATATTGATTTCCTTCTAGAGCAATCTGCACTATATCTGGATACGGATCACTTCAAGGATACAATCGCACTTCTCATTCGTCAGTTTAGAGAAAGAGAACTAGGCACAGAGATTCCTAACGTTGAAGAGTTTATCAGAGATGAGATCATTCCATCTTATAAGTTCTTCACCATGAATGCCGGCGATCTTCATAAGTCCAAAGGTGTTAAGAGTCTTATTGAACGCATCTTTGAATTCTATAGTCCAGCATCCACATACGAAAAGATGTTTGATGGTGTTCTAGAGTATGACACCTCTGATTCAGAAGGTAGAAGACTTGAACGGTTCTCTTCTTATCGTGTTGGTATCAGCGAAGAGGTTCTTCTTAATAATTATGACGCACTTAGTAATAAGACAATCAAGGATTACTTCGAACTAGATACACATAAGATTACACAGGCAGGGAAATACGTATTTATCTCGCGCAAAGATAGAGATGATTGGTATCTTATCGATAGTAACGTTACGTCAATCCATAAGATTGATGACAACTATTATGCACTTAGACAAGATACTGTCTTATCATTTTATAAAGACGCCACAGACCTTTATAATGCGAACTATGAGTACGTGACACCTACACCTGAGACTACATATGAGGATGTAAAGTTCATCCCAAAGGTCATAAATGTCAGAGACCCTCTGGACGAGTATCATAACCACAATCTCTACTTCGTTGAGAAGATTGAGAATCCAGACACCTTCGCCGATTTCGAGTATAATCTTATTCGATTCCAACATGATGTATCGAGAGATAGAACGATCTTCCAAACCATCCGTCGTGGAATGGGTATTTCTTATGATGAACTATCATATAATTCAAGAACGGCATATCCTCGCATTGATAAGTATGTCAGTCTAGATTATATATGGATTGATCTATATGCAGAAGATGCTACGACATATAACTTCGATAAAGAAGATACTAAACTCGTTTACTCATATGTTGTAGACTACCAAACCAAGCAACCTGATGGTCTGGGAGGATTCGTCTATCCAATAAATAAGGTATTGATTGTAGCGAGAGATGGTTATAACTACGAACCAGAAACTAATGGATTCTATTACAACATTATTGAGAAACTGACTAATAACAATTACGACAAGTATGTATTACAAGAAAGAGTCTTGACATCTCTACAAAAAGAAGAGATGAATAAAAGCGTCTCTGCAGATTGGGGCGACGTTAAGACTGTCTTTGATATTATGAGTCTTGAGAAGTCAACAATATGGGAAGACAACTATTACACATTCAAGGGGTATTGGGATGCAAGCGGGGGTTCAGAACCTGCAGCACCTCAAGGTTACAACCATGGTGATTATTGGAAGGTCTCTGTTGCTGGAACCACACCACTAAATGGTGTTTCAATCTGGACCGTCGATGATGTGTTGGTATGGAACGGAAACTTCAACTACTGGGAAAAGAATAACGAGATTCCTAGTCTAACAAACACATCTAGTAATCATTACTACATTGATCGTACGATGTTAATCATGAATACTCCAGAGTTCGATTACGTAGATGCAGATGACAACTCAATGATTACACCTTATGAGAAATCTGGCGGGATGTTTCAATTCAAACTAAGCAATATTGTTTTGGATATAAACGCATTCACTGACGTGTACTCTGTGGATAGTAACTCTATCGAGACCTTCGGAAGTGATCCAGTTGTTCTATACACATTCAAGAGTAATATAGATAATCGAATCAAGATCATGTCTGTTAAAATGGATGAGTTTACTCCAGAGACGGATATTGCAGACTTGAGTCGCATTCTGAGAAGTTATCCTTATCAAAATTCTAAGATCGTGGTACGCTCAGTAGACTTCACAGATAAACACATCATTGTATATGCATCTGATTCTAAGAATAGTGGAATCGGATCCATGGCAATTATCATGGAAAATACCGGATACAATCTACCTCTCGGTATCCGTACCAATGATATGAATATTCAGTACGATGTTGATCTCCGGAATGTGACGAGAGAGTATCAACCATACTACCGTATCAATGACGATGATGGTGTTGAGATTATAGATGAAGAAGTGTCTGCTTTCAAAGCAACTCTTGAGAGATACACTCCAATCAATACTAACTCAGATAATCTCGCCGCCAAAATTGATATGGGATATACAAATCAAAAGATCGAAGCGGGATCAGAACCAGATGTATTGACAGTAGAGTTCCCAGTCACAGGTGCCGAGAAGACACTCAAAGAACAATCGATTCTGAAGATGCAAGATAACCTCTTCATGCGCATTGATGGTTCTCCAGGAGATGTCAATTGTGATTGTAACAGACAACGAGATATTCTCTATGTCTATGACTTCGAAGCAATGACAATCTTCTATGATGTTGTTAATCGTATTCCAGATCCGAATCTTATTGGCGTGCCAACTAAAGTTGCTGTGAATAATGTAGAGAGAACTAGAGACAGGTTCTCGGGATACCAAGATGTATGTCGATGGAATTGTGACTGGTTCGAGTATTACTACGATGAAGGTAATACTATACCAATGCGCGTTCGTACCAAGATTCGTATAAACTTATATGATAGATTCCAACAGTTCGTTCCTTGGGGATCTAATGGGATTCTTAGATATAACTGGGGCATTCATTTTCACGTTCAGTATCTACAAGATGATATTGAATCAACTATATCTAATTGGGTTGATGCTATTGATGAAGAAGTTTATAAGCAGGTGGTTGAGTATGACGAATGTAACCCTATTGGTCAATTCTATACAACAGACTTGATCGATGACGGTTCAACATTCCCAATGGTTATTGTCGATGACGGTTCAACCGTACCAACGTTAGTTCCGGCAGAATCTAAGGAACCTTGGGAAGTTTATGATGTTCCTGCAGCAAAGATTAGTCTTACATAAATAAATAAGAAAGATAGGGGATAGTATGTCGAGAATTGTGGAAAATTGCGAAGTCTTTGCCAAAGGTAGATTGCGTCTATACGAGAAGACCACTGGTCAAGAAGTTGGACATAAGAATCTTGTTGTTAAGAATTCTTCACACATCGCTGTTTTAGGTTTAGGTGGTGATATAAATCAAACAGAAGTCCGCATGTCTTCATGGGGAGATAACTTCGTAGAGACACCTGCTCAAACTGGATACAATTGGACTAAGTTTGAATCACTTGAGAGTTCTCATGCAATTGATGGTAACCATACCCAAGCAGCAATCAATGTTACTGGACATTCCTATCCTGCATCAAGATCAATCAAGTTCACATTTGAATTTGATAGAAACAATCTTTCTACTATGTTAGGTAAGAACATACTAGAGTGGGGTTTGTTTTTCAATAGCGTAATGTTCTCGCGTGTTGCTTTGGAGACCGACTTTGTATTTCAGAGTTGGATGACCATAGTGGGTGAATGGACAATCATATTTGGTAATTGCGCCGGTGGTTATAGTGACTTCTATCTCAATCAATATGAAATTGCTGCACTATGGGGTATGAATTCTATTGTGGATGAGAAGATTGAAGACTACGCTGGGAAGAATGATCTCTCTAATAGAAGATCCACTGGTGTTTTGCTTTCAAGAGATGCCATAGGTGATGCACATGTAGATCAAACTGCATTGCATCCTGATAACTCATTACCAACACTATATAATAAGAACATTGGGTTTATACATGAGAGAGATCAGGATGGTAATTTGGACTTGAGAGAAGGTCAGTTTACGATCTGGCAGTGGTTTAATATCATTGACAGTGATGCGATTGATCCATCTTTGAATTACTGGACTCTATTGTCTAAGTGGGCGGCAGTTGGTGGTACATCTGATAGATCTTACCGATTGAAATTAGAGAAGATTAGTTGGCAGACCTACCTTGTATTTCAAATTAACGACAATGGAAGTATTATTGATCTTACTTCCAATGTTGCAATAGATGTAGACAGAGAAAGTACAGCGGGTTTGGCAGAGTCATGGAACTTAGTTGTATTGAGACTCAGTTACGATACTAAAAACGTTGAGATGTTCTTCAATAATAGCAAGGTTGGTGAAGTTAATCTTCCGAATAGAGGTTTAACTCCAATCAACGATACTACATTCTATGTAGGTAATGAACACTACAAGATTGCGAGTGGTAGAGACTCTTATAGAGAGCAACCTAAACCATTTGGATTCATTGCTGAAACTGGAATCAGTAAAGAAGTCTTTAGTGATAGTGCATTGACCTCAATCTGGAACAATGGTCTAGGTGATTTCTATATTCCATAGGATAAAATATGTCAAGTAACCCAAATGTAACAGCACAGTATGTAAATATACCAGATACTCTTACAGATAACTGGCGCAAGTATATATTACAAGGTGCAACACCGAATGATACTAAACTCGACTTCACTCAGGAACAAAAGGCATTGATTCCTAGAGCAGATATGAGAACGTATGATTGGGTAGTTTATCCTAAACCCAATAGTACAAATCTAGACCACAAGTCTGATCTATGTTTCTATCAAATGAAATCACCAGCATATGATCTATGGGTAGAAAAGATTAAGATTTGTTTGCATCAACCATCTACTTATGGTTGTGTGAAGGTAAACGTGTGGGACTTCGGAGATAGTCTTGAGAATGATCCTACAAACATATGCAACGTCGATACGAGTCAACCATCAAGTTTGAATTGCCCAGTGACAGTTATTTCGGGTGAGAAATTGATAAGCAACGCTTTGGCGAATACAGATCTATACATGGTTAACACTGGTCAATCATGCGAACTAGATCCATTCGATTATACCATCCAGGCGAATTCTATTATTCGCATGGGCATACAATATGCCGAAGGCAACGCGTATGGGTTGAAAGTATTTGTCGTTGGTTGGGCGTTGGAGTGTGACACTACTCAATAAAAAGGAATAACATGTCAGCACAAGAAGACGAAAACACAATCCAACCTTGGAGACAGGCGAACCGGTTCACCATTACCACACATGGTCATTGGTCTGGAATACCTACGCCAGCAGAGACAATTAGACTTTCTGAATATGATCCATATGCAACAGATGACGTATCGCCACAGATCAGAGAGATTGCAAGTGACGGTAATTACAATACAGTATATGATAGTTTCTATGCACCATTGGATTTTCAACTCTCAGGCATCGCTGTTAAACTTCCAGTATTCTTACTAGAGGGAATTAGTTATAGAGTCAGTGTTAAGATCAACGGTTCACAACTAGAAATCATAGAGATTCCTGAAGATGAAGATCATAACCAAAAACAATATAGTATTGACTGTACAACTGTAATCTATGAAGATGATTTCATTGAATTAGATGTTCAGTTTAGCGGTAATACAGATCTATTGTCATTCAACTCACATAACCTAGTTTTCAGTATTAGTGGTTGTGCTTGGTATGGTATGTACAAAGCAATCTATGCTGACGTGTCTGTGACAGTTGCAACAACAGAAGCAATCTCATTGATTGGTACTCAAACTATTGATGGATTCGCAGCAACTGCTGGTGATACTGTATTGGTTAAGGATCAGGTGGATGCTTCAGAGCATGGAATATGGGTTATTAATACTGGTATATGGACCAGACATGTAGATTATCCGGATGCAGCATCTGTTGAGGGTGAGATTATTAATGTAGCGTTTGGTGATACCCAAAACTCAGCAGACAATACAAACTATATCTTCTCTGCAGGTGGTCTAGGTGTGGCAGAAATACCAGTCATCGAGTGGGAAGAAGGAGACAAATGGTTTAAGGGTGGTATTCATCTTCAAAATAGAAGTGGTAATGAGACATTTTCAGATAGAGTTATCATTGATATTGTCAAAGCAACCCATAACTTCCTGATGCAAGGTATTAATGTCAGTGTTTTCGCGGACCCACTCATGGTTGTTAACCGCATC